CTTCTCAGTTATTTTCTTCGGAAAATCTCCGTAAAGAGGCATTACTAGCGATAGATAAAGTGTGAAGTTTCCTTCACCCTTTTCTATCTCCAATAATTAAACCATACTTACTGAACATTGTAAATGTTCATAAGTCTTGATTTAAATCGATAGATTGAGGACATATAAGATTTTGTCTTAAAGCCGACTATCTACTAGTTAAGAATTACATCCTAATAGGAGTCATTACTCCCGCAGTTTGCGATAAGTTTTGACGTAAGAGTTCACCGGAAGGTGTACCCTTATACCTAAAAGGATTACTTTCTGTTGTAGATAAGTGCAGACTTTTTGATAAAGTCCTAATTCTTACAATCATACGATTATACCGATCTTTAGAGTCACCAATTGTGGTTAATACCAAAACTATTACCGATCCTATTACTAAGGAAGGTAAAGATGGGTTACCATTATTAATTGCTGAAATCTCAAGAAACTGAAAAGTTCTGGGTTACAAATTATCTTTCAAAGATACCAATCTAACATCAGCTATAGATCACTCAACAAAATTCACTCCAGGTTCTTTAAGAATAGGGAGTTGAATTAGTTCAGGATCTATAGGTAAGGGTGTTAGGCGAATTCTTTTAGAACTTTTAGTTCTAAATAAGGATAAAGAGATATTAGAGATAATATCTATCTTTATTCAAGAATTCCGAATTACCTTAAACTTTCCACCAACTTACGGGTTAACAAAACCTAGTGAGTTGATTAATTGATTAGGTACTGAAAAGTTAGATAAACTCTATACTTTAAAGACCTTTTCAAAAATACTTTCTAAGAAAGATGGAGGTGTTCTTCGAACACTTACATGATTCTCAGATGGTATTGGGAAAGTTCGCTTAATTGCAATTGCAGATTGAATTACTCAATCTGTCCTAAGACCATTACATCATGTTATATTCTCAAAACTTAAGAAATTAAGTTCTGATTATACTCATGATCAACTTTCTTCTATTAAAATAGCACGTAAGTGATATAATGATGGAAAGAAAGTCTGATGTTTTGACTTATCTGCAGCTACTGATCGAATACCTATCTCTTTACAGAGAAAGATTTTAAACCTTTGTGGTTTATCCGAAAGTGGATGTAAGGCTTGAGAATTTATCATAGTTGAACGTCCTTTCCTATCTCCAAAGGGTACTTATTTTAAGTACACTGTTGGTCAAGGAATAGGATTATATTCATCTTGATCTTCTATAGCCTATACACACCATATTTTGGTTCGATTAGCAGCACTTCGCTGTAACATCAAATACTTTGAAGACTATATAGTCTTAGGTGATGATGTTGCGATTGCAAATAAGTTGGTTTCTGAAGAATATGTTAAAATCATTAGTATGATAGGAATAGAAATTTCATTTCCAAAATCAATTGTCCCTAAAGACAATTATAATTCTTGGGAATTTGCTTCTAAACTTATAATAAATGGTGATAACATTTCTCCATTACCAATTGGCTTGTTACTAATAGGTGAATTTCAAAGATTTTTATCTTTTTGTTCATCACTACTAATAACAATATCTGAGTTGTCTGTAAAAAGACCCTTCGATTCATTAGTAGAAGTTATAGCCCCAAGTTGAGATTTAGAAAATCCTAACTTGAGTGGACCGTTTAAAACCGGGTCGTTAAGGTTTGAAAACTCTAAAGGTTTAACTTTAGAAGATTTCCTTACCATTCTTGGTATATTCCTAGGTCTTAATTACTTTAAAAGTAATTACACCAAAGAACAAAAGACTGGTCAATATTTATTTTTAAGACAGGTGGATTCAATGAATCTTCCTTCTCCTTATCATAATAATGACTTGAGTCTATACTTTGAATGTATAAGTTTAAACTGTTGAATTAATCTTGATTATCATATTAATTTAATGACTCAAAAACTTTTCCAACAAGCGGCTTTTCAGGTAAATACTTTAGCTTTTGACCACAATCCATTGATTGAGGCTTGAACTAAAAGTATAAACTTAAAAGATAAAGAATTAGAAGAAATAACATCTTTCAGTGAATTCTGAATTCTAGGTGCTTCTCCATTTATAATGGCTGAAACAACTATTTCAGATAAACTGATAGAATATTATCAATCTTTTTCTTTAAGGACTAGATTTATACCTATTTGTGGAATATCTATAATCCCTTTATTACAAAAGGATAAAGATCCCACATTGGAATTCCCTCTGGAATTCCTAGGTGAAATTATATTACTAGCTCGTGGTCCAATATCTCTAATATGTAGAGATAAAGGATTATTAGCTAGAAATAGACCTTTAGATTTCAATAAGAATATCTCTAGGCATTTCATAAGTAAAATACTAGTACGTGTATTAAAGAAGAATTTCAAATTCAACTTTAATGTACCGAAAGCCTTTTATAAAGGGATACCTAAAGCAAAATTTCGTAAGAATCTAAAATAATCTAGATCCAAAGTATATTTTGGAAGGTCTTAGAACAACCTAGCTACAAAGGTAACACCAGTGTTCTCTTAACATCTATGTTAAGTAATAGGATTATGATTTGATACATAATCTTGGAATCAATGGTTGAATACAAATTCAATTATTAGAAACCGCTCATTCCATACCCTTAATTGGATTGGATATATTA